GGATTAGCCCCTTTATCAGGCATACCTATAGTCATATTTTGCTTATTAAAATTAATCAATTCATTCAAATCAGGTGTATATTTTATGTCATAATAGTGTAATGATCGCATAAACACAGAATTACTAGTCATATTAATAAATTTATAGAATTCAGGGCATTCGAGGAAAGAGGTGTTACTGCGATCCACAATTATAACAATTTTGCCCATCAATTTTTGTATTTCTACATTACCGAAATTTTGTCCATAATATTCTGAATCATAATCTTTACTCATCAACAAAGATTCAAAGCCTTCTAATAATTTAGCAAAGTTTTTATACATTTCTTGATTATTACTCTTAATGCGAAGATGTATAATAATCGGGTCTAATGCGTTAGGGGCGGTTGCTGTAGAAAAAGCGTAATCCCGAATAATTTTCATTACGTCGCCAAAATCAACGTAATTAAAGGTCTCCTTAATATAATAACTATCGCTGGTCGATGTAGCAACGACGGGCTTATCTTCAATTGAAAATATTTCAAAGTCAAGTCCCCTTACGCCTTGTTTTAATAAAGCTTTCAATATACACGTATCTACATAGTCATTTCTATAATTTCCACCACTACAACAATTATAAGCCGTCTTAATATAATAATCTTTAAATGTGTAATTAAATTGTTCCGAATTATCAATCGATCTAATTTTTCCATTTAAGTCGCCGTATATTGAATTCATTGTAGAACATTCTTTGCTTCTTAAAAAACTATAATAAAAATAATACAAAAATGCTATTAAAATGATCATTAATGTTATTGTTACAAGATAGAAAACAGAGGTTGATTCTTTCATTTCTGTAACAGATTTAATCGCATTATTAATCGCTTTATCTTGAGAATTATCCATATTATATATATACTTTTAAAAAAGTATTTGTATAATTGTCTTATAAGTTTTTACTCCTTAAAATTAAAAGTGTGGAGTAACAATTAAGTAATTATATTATGATGAATAAGTAATTAAATATAATGTTATTATATTATAAAAAATGGCTGGTGGTCTTATGAATCTTGTAAGCTCTGGACAACAAAATATAATTTTAAATGGTAATCCATCTAAGAGCTTCTTTAAATCAACTTATCATCAATACACAAATTTTGGCCTACAAAAATTTGTTGTAAATTATGAAGGCTCTAAAACACTGCGACTATCAGAAGAATCTACCTTTACATTTCGTGTGCCTAGATATGCGGATCTTTTAATGGACTGCTATTTATCCGTTAATTTGCCCAATATTTGGTCACCAATTTTGCCGCCACAGCAAGTAACAGACGAAACAACAGCACAAGGTTTAGGCAATATCGAACAATGGGCGCCATATGAATTCAAATGGATTGAAAATATTGGAGCCAAAATGATTTCAAAAATCAGTATTACTTGTGGCAATTTTACGCTACAAGAATATTCTGGTGATTATTTATTAGCATCTGTCCAGCGCGATTTTAGCGGGCAAAAGAAAGATTTATTTAATAGAATGATCGGCCAAGAAGCCGAATTAGTAGATCCAGCAAACGCGAATTCGCGTGTCAACTCGTATCCAAATGCGTATTATACAGAAGATTACGCGGGCGCAGAACCCTCCATTAGAGGTAGAATATTGTATATACCACTAAATAATTGGTTTAGCTTAAAGTCGCAAATGGCATTTCCTCTGACGTCATTACAATACAACGAATTACATATTAATATAACATTTAGACCAATAAACCAGTTATTTACGATTCGTGACGTTTATGATGCGACAAATAATTATCCTTATATTGCCCCCAATTTCAATGTATGGTATATGCAGTTTTTCCGTTTCTTACAGCCACCGCCAGACGTATGTCTTGGTATAAATTCGTATTCAGATCAAAGAACATTGTGGAATGCGGATGTTCATTTAAATTGTACTTATTGCTTCTTATCAAATAACGAGGAGCGACTTTTCGCATTACAAGAACAGACATATTTAATTAAACAAGTCCACGAAAGAAAATTTCAAAATGTTACCGGTCCAAATAAAGTAGAATTAGATTCATTGGGTATGGTCTCAAATTGGTTGTTTTATTTTCAAAGAAGTGATGCTAATTTAAGGAACGAATGGTCCAATTATTCAAATTGGCCATATAACTATTTACCATTAAATGTTATACAGGCTCCTACATCAGGAACATATACCGTTTATAGAACAATTAATAACAATTTGACTCCTGTAGAAATAGGTCCAGGCGTAAATCCGGATGGAACTTTAACAGGCATACTAATAAATCAAACATATAATCCTCAAAATGATAAATCGATATTGGTTGCGATGGGTATACTTCTTGATGGATCTTACAGAGAAAATATTCAGCCCGCAGGAGTATTTGATTACATTGAAAAATATGTTAGAACGACTGGAAGTGCTCCTCCTGGATTATATTGTTATAATTTTTCGGTCAATTCAAATAATGGAGATTTACAGCCATCGGGCGCAATAAATATGAGTCGGTTCAATCAAATAGAGTTGGAATTCACAACAATAATACCACCACTAGATCCATTGGCTCAAAGCTTAACCATTTGTGATCCGGAAACCGGAAATATTATAGGCATTAACAAACCAACATGGCGTATTTATGATTACAATTTTGATTTATATTTGTTTGAAGAACGCATTAATGTGGTTAGCTTTATTGGAGGAAATGTTGGATTAATGTATGCGACTTAAAATTAAACAAGTTATTATTGTAAAGACGCATTTGCCGCCGGAGGTGTTGTCTCGTAAAATTGTCCAGTTGCTGACACTGTCATTGGATATTTTGGTTCAAAGGAAGCTGCGTCGCTTCCCGTTCCAAACGAAATTCCTTGGCTATATTTATCGGCGGATTCTCTACGTTTATTATATAATTTTAACCCTTCATTAAATGACTTTTCCCACTGATCTAATCCTTGATATAAATTTGTTATTTGAGCATCTTTTGATCCTGGATATATTTGCGCAAAATCCGCATTGTGATTATTATAACCAGTTGTTAATGGACTATATTGTAATCCTTGTTGGCCTAATTTACCGCCATTATCGTAAGGATCCACTTCTTTTGTTATACAAGAATCTTGTAATTTAGGGCCAGGATTACAACCTTGGCAATCAATGTCTGAACTACATTGTTCTCTAGTTATGGCGCATTGTGCTTGAGGTCCACAAAAATTCTTACAACTAACCGGATCGTTAATTGGTAAATTAACAGTATGGCTATATGCTGGAGAATTAGTATCATTATAATTTATTACTGCGTCTTTCGGATACGGTATAGTTAAGCCTTCTACTATACATGTATTTGTTATAATATTTGATATAATATTTGAGCCATAGTTTATTACTATCCACAATAATAACAAACTAACAAATGTATAAAGTAATGTATATTTGTAATTTAATGTCATATATAAACTTCCTATTTTAATTATTCAATGTCGTAATTATTAAATGTCGTAATAATTCAAATTTTTAATATATATTTATTATAATTAATGGCTACTACAGAAGATACAAGCGCAATTGATGAAAAAAAAACGGAAAATACAGGGACGGATCCAGATTTTAAAGGGTTTGCATCTAATTATTTATTCAGCATAATATTTACTATAGGTGTTGTTGTATTTATTATTGGTGGATTAGGATTATATACAACTAAAGTTGCCCAGGCTAATATTCTGCCGGATAATATAGAATTAGCTCCATATACAATTTTTGATCGGGTTGTTAAAGATATTCCAATTGATATAAATGTTATGAGGCCAACATTTTGGTCTGAAAATAAAGACACTTTTTCACAAAAGGCAGTATTTGATTCTCAGGGATATTTAGACAGTTTTCAAAATAGTTTTTTATGTTCTTTAAAACAAAAAGCGGATCCTAAAGATGGAGCAAATGCTGCTTTATTTTTTTCACGCGTTTATGATAATTTGGTTGCTAAAAATTTATTAGCTATTAATACAATTTTCTTTTATTTAAGTTATCTTCCCGAATCCGTTATTATGTTTTTATATGGATTGTTTGGTATATTTATTTGGATAGGACTATATTTTTTCAATATGTGTATTAGTATTTTTTATCATTTTGTA